ATGAAAGTATTAGCTTTGAGACGCTGTACGGTTCAAACTTATGCAGATACTCAAACCTATATTCATGATTATAATAAAGATGATTACGAAAATGCTTTCTTGATTTCGAATTTAACGACCCATAACATATTGTACGTTAATTATAGTTTAAAAGTGTTGGAAATATTGAATAAGTCGGGAATTGCAGCGGTGGAAGTGACGTCTGATGAAGAACTTATGGTTTTGATGAAATGTAATTTTACGTATGATTACGAAGCAAATTGTATTTACTTACATGACTACTCCTATTATGCTAATAATGAGCTTAGAACTGATCAGTTTTGGGTTACAAAAACCGACATTGAAGAATACTTATTGCCTGGATGGAAATTAACATACGTAGGCTGTAATGGTGTTATGACGCAAGGACATTATTCATTTAGTTTTAAGTGCCAAAACGCGGCTACTGATGACGATATGATAATCGAATATATATATTCAGAACAGCTTGATTTTCAAACATTTATGTTAGAGAAAATAAAAGAAAGGATGACTACAGCTTTACCTATTGCTAGATTATCTAACCGTGTTTTTAGGAAGAAGTTGTTCACATCCTTACAGAAAAAAAGTAAAGCTATCGTAAATGTAGGACCAAGAAATGAATCAATGTTCACTTTTCTAGAGTTTCCTAAAGTTAAGCAATTTTCAAATGGATCATACCAAGTTAAAGACACAATTAAGTTGCGTCAAGAAAAATGGCTGGGTAAGCGCTTATCCCAGTTTGACATTGGGCAATACAAAAATATGTTAAATGTAGTAACTGCAATTTATTACTATTATCAGCTATTTGGTGACAAACCGAAAATTTACATGGCAGGATCAGCACCATCATATTGGATTAAAGATGTTCTAAGTTACTCAATATTTGAGTTTGAAACTTGGGATCCGTTGGACACTCCTTTTTCTAATTTGCATCATGCAGAGTTGTTCACCATTGACACTGTATATAAATTACGTAGCAACTCAATATTGTACATAGATATAAGAACTGATAGAGGAAATACTAGTTGGAAAGAATGGCGAAATATAGTGGAGCAACAAACCATTTCAAATTTAGAGCTAGCGTATAAGTATTTAAGCAATGGAAGATGCAAAGTATGCTGTGTTAAAATGACTGCCATGGATTTAGAACTGCCCATTACAGCTAAATTACTACACCATCCAACTACTGAAATCCGGTCTGAGTTCTATTTACTATTGGATATATGTGATGTGCGTAGTACTAGGAGATACATACCAAAGGGAGTGCTTTATGCATATATTAATACTACCATAACTGAGAATGTCTTCATTCAGGATCCGTTTAAAGTCAAACCAATAAAAAATACATACATAGTGGCGTTGTATGCTTTGTCTAATGACTTCAATGCTCGCAATAGTGTTGTTAACTTGATCAATAACCAAGTGGATTCACTCATAACTGTTAGAATTAACAACTCTTTTGATGATGAACCTAAAGTAAGTTTCAAAAACATTTATGACTGGACCTTTTTACCAACTGACTTCGATACAAAGAAATCAATAATAACGTCATACAATGCGTGCATTGCGATGTACGGACTTTCATTAACGTTGCAGCATAAGCCTACTGGAAATAATCATTTGTTTATACTAAATGGTGAAGATGACTACTTTAAGCTGGATGAATACGCTAATCACATGTCAATTTCAAGAAGGTCACATCAAGTACGATTTTCGGAATCAGCCACGACTTATTCTGGCTATATTTTTAGAGATATAACAAATGGCAATTTTAATTTAATAGATACAAATACCGAAAATTCAGTTTCTGGACATGTATATAACGCACTTATATACTATAGATATAATTATTCATTTGACTTGAAAAGGTGGATTTACCTACACTCTGTGAATAAAGTATCAGTTGAAGGCGGGAAATATTATGAACATGCGCCAATAGAGTTATTATATGCCTGTCGGTCAGCTAAAGAGTTTGCAAGATTACAAAGTGATTTAACTACGGTGCGGTTTGCTGCAGAAATTGAACAGTATATCAATGGCGTGTATAATATTACATATGCCGATGATCCAAACTATTTTATTGGCATAACATTTACAAACTTACCGTATGAATGCAAAGTTAAAACGCCGCACTTAACGTTTGGCGTACTGTTTATATCAGACAACATGGTACCTGATGTGGTTGATATATTAAGTAGTTTTAAGAACGAGATTGAAAAAATGGATATGTATACTAACTACACTTATATGTTGGCAGATGGAGTTTACGTGGCAAATGTTGGCGGTGTACTATCAACGTACTTTAAATTGTATAACATATTTTACAGGGCGCATATAACTTTCGGACAATCACGAATGTACATTCCGCATATTACTTTAAGTTTCAATAACATGAGAACAGTAAGGATAGAGACTACTAAATTACAAATTAAATCCATTTATTTAAGAAAGATTAAGGGTGATACAGTGTTTGATATGGTTGAGTGA